TAAGCCTAAGACTCCTCCTAAGGCCAAGACAAAGACCCCCAGTCCCAAACTCTCAACCACGGAAAGGAAGAAAAAGATGAACAGTGCGATTAAGAGGGCTGCAGCTATATTAGCTAAACCCAAAGCAAAACCAGTACCTCGAAGAAGACCCGGTGTTATGCGTCCCAACCCAGTCCCCGAGATTCAACCGGCCAGTCCCGAGGCACCTTATGCTGTGATGTCCCCTTCCAATATGATGGAATATGCAAGGAAGATTGAAAGTGGGAGGAAGAAGGCTGCGAATAAGCTAAATGCCAAACTTAAGGAAATTAAGGCCACCAAGGGTAAGACCCCCACACCCGTTCGTCTCAAGGAGAAGTTCTCTTTCGTCAATGTAAAGGGTAAGAAGCGTGAATTTGTCAGAAAGTTTGCATACGATAGGGCTTTGGCTAAGAACAAGGCTGAGAGGGCTAAGAAGAATGAGTACTGGAGGTCTTTCGTTGACGTAAACGGTAAGAAGCAGAAATTTGAGAGTAAGTCCGCATATCATGAGGCTAAGCAAAAGAACTTGCAAGCTTACGCCGCCAAGTTCCAGAAAAAGATCAATCGTCAGATACAACTTGGACGTGATGCACGGTTCTCGTTCGTTGACGTAAACGGTAAGAAGCGTGAGTATGTGAGAAAGGGTATGTATGAGAAGGCTCTGGCTAAGAATAAGGCTGAGAGGGAAAAGGGGGCTCGGGCTAAGACCCCCACACCAAAGTCCAATACCAAAAAGATAAACAACTACGTGAACGGCCTATCAAATGAGGAACGCAATATGCTCAAAAAGAAGATTTGTCAACCTTAAAAACCCTCTTCGTACCCTCGTCAACTTCAGAGAGTATCTTAAACTTTGGAGTCTTGACGAGTTTCTCACCATTCTTAGTCACGAATGATTTCATCCGTTCAACTTCACCACGGGGCATTTTCCTGGTGTACTTGAGCGCGACTTTCTTGTTTCCAATAATGAATACAGTTGAAGACATTTTTAATATTTACTTACAATAAAATGTTACTCACCATTCTACTCATCATTGTGAATATATACATTCTTTGTCAGACGGGTAAAAATCGAGTTTTCACTCCAAAGGTACAAGGCCTTAAAAAGTGGACTGTTTACGGGACCATGACATGCAAATGGACTCGTAAGCAGTTGGAGTATTTTAACAATACGAAAAGACATTACGTCTTCATCAACTGTAATGAAGAATCATGCGATAATATAGACGGCTTTCCTTATATTATCCACCCTGATGGTGAAATCAGTATCGGGTACACCGAATTTTAAAGACCTCGGACAACGCTAAGAGCGATAGAAAGTACGAACGCGTCACCTAGAGTGTTGACAGGCTTGAGGATGCTTATATGTTTCACGAGAGACCTGTTCCATAGAAGACGAATCAGGAAGGTGGTGATGAGGAGGGCGAGAACGTACAAGAGAACTTCCCTGACCATATCAGTGCGAGTTTGAGATTTGGCAACGTCTTTAATCATTTATTACATGTTGATATTTTTTTTCTAAATAGACAGTAAGATGACCAATTTACCTCTGAGTGGTTCTGAACCAAAATTTACGAATAGACGATGGTCGACTAAAAAGGGTGTTGGAAGTAATAACTGCTATGCGTACGCTGTGGGAGACTACGAAGCATACAGGTGGCAGAAATCGATACCAGGTGATCGATCAGGACTTTCCAACAAAGGTCACAATTACACGTCGTGTAAGGGGTTAGCTGACCGCGTTGTTTCAGACAACCCAAAAAAGGTGTACAAAGCCCGAGCGAATGAAAGGTGTAAAAAGGGGTACTACAAAGTTATGATGTTCGTGTCACCTGGACGACCTGTAAACTATATCAGACAAGGTGATTTTCACTTTTATAAACAACATGGTGTTGTTGAGTATAAGATCAAACCGGGTGACACAATCGCGTCTGTGGCTAAGTTTTTCAAAATTCCAGTGTCCCGAATTCGAGGTGCGGGATCATTTAAAGTTGGTAAACGTATTGTTTTCCGTGCCAATGTATTTAGCCATAAACGTGGGTGGGCCACGGGGCCTCTCCTGAAAGATGCTCGGGGTAATATGATCAAAGATCCACGAACATCTTCGAGGGATTATTCTACGTTAAACTATAAACTATATTGTGGGTCATTCTGCGTCAAGAATAGAGGAATCAAAGTCGGCAAGACTCACCCCAAGGTCGGCAAGAATACTGTCTAGGTCGGGTTGATTTTCAACGTCAAAGTTGATATCAAATAGATCCAATACATCGAATATGGATTCTTCATTCAATGACACAGAGTTTGCAACTGCTGTGTGATTGTTCTGTATAGTAACTAGAACATTAAAGTGAGATGCATCAAAAACTTTTCTACATGTGGGACACGTGTTCTTACCTTGGTTTTTCCACTCCTGTAGACAGTGGGAATGAAATATATGTCCACATCTGATCGGAGGATTTGACCTCGTCGATCGGACTTCACCGAGACATATAGCACATATGGGCATTCTACAGTAGGGTAGTAAAGTATTTTTCGTAATTTAGCTCATGTAATTAATAAATTTTGGATGTATCGACTAGGGGTTTGTTGCAATCTACACATGGGCCCGTACCCTGGTTAGCCGCCTGCACTTTGTTGAAAAGTTCGGGACCAGACTTCTGGAGAAGCTGGCGGTAGGAGTAATTATCCTCGTAGGTAATATTGTTCTGCTTCATGACATAGTTGTTGAACAACTGGGCTGAAGAGTTCACAGTGAAGCACCGTCCATCGGCCATTCCAAGTCGTTGAGACATATTGTTACTATAAATTTAGAAATTAATTTGTCGGTTGTTAATTGTATGTAACCATGATTTGAATCCCTTATTTTTCAAATGTTCCACAAAAGGATCGCATCGGTATCCCAGATAAATATCAAATACATCGGTTTCCTGTGTCTGGGATACACGGATTGATTTGTTTTCGTTTATGTGCTGGTTAATGATATTGTAAGCAAAAGCAATCTCTTTGAGAGTCTCTGCTCCAGTGATAATAATCTTCCCGGTACTGAAGATACTGCATGTAATCTCCTTCATATCATTTGCTGGTTTAAACTTAATCTTCACAGCGGAGTAGCGATCTGGTTCAAATGACACTTTGAAAATATCAGAGTACTCTTCAAACCAGTTAGAAACCACGTGAAGGTTGATATTGTAGTTTAAACTGAAGTTGGAGTTAATCATCACTACACGGAAGGAATCTTCCGGTATATCATGATCGATATTAAGAAAAGTCTTGAAAATGTATGTGAGTTGTGTGATGATACGCTTACAGTCGAAGAGATCACAACAACCAGCGACTTGAATACTTCCATTGGGAAACACCTTTACAGACTTGGTACTGTAGCTGTCATGATACGTCAACGTAACCTGATTGTAAAACGTCGTCGGTTTCAATTTCCAATGAAATCCTCCATCACCTCCAGAACCCGATCGTTTCATGGTGTAAGAACCAATCTCCTCGAAAATAGCTCGAAGTCTCTTGATGTTAATCTCTTGAACAAAACTTGATATCATGGTTATTGTGGTAATCTTTACCCATGAAGGTCTCAAATCATCAGGTAAAGCTTTGCGGAATTCATCCAGTGTCAATAGATAAGAAAAACTGTTGTTTGCGATCGATGAATACATCTCGATTTTGGGGCATACTTTATATGTTCCACACACCCCACTTAGGTGTTTAAAGATTAGAATATCTTTATATTCATATGAACTGCTTTGTTAAGAGTGCTACATCGGTTTATGATGTTGACTCTAAAATGAATTATATCGAAATCGTATACGAGCGATTCGTAAAGAAGGATAAGAAATATGACACGTATGTCGATTACATTTCCACCGAACCCAATGGAGATTGGACCATGATAAATTCTACAAAGAGAACCATCTTATACGTGAAGTTTCTTGATACTATGGTTAAAAAGACACTCGAAGTGCAACATAAAATAGCAGAGCTCACACTAGAAAATGTATTTACACGAGACTATAACTGCATTCGCCTCGCACATTCGAGTAAAATATTAGATCCTACATTCCAGCCACCGATTATCAACGTGAACAGTGCTTGGCAAGTGGATTTTATGAAGAAATTTTGTAAGAAATACCTCCTTGAAATAATTCAGAGGTGTAACAATTTGGGGCGTCTAGAGTATTTCATTAACGTCCTGAATATAATACAATCAGAAGTATAAACAGTACACAAAGGAATATACCAAAATAAGGAATCCTCACATCCTTCTTCACAACCTTCTTCTTTTTCGGTGGGCAAGTGAAACCAGTATCTATATTTCGTTTAGGTTGAATGACGATATCACGAACAACGGGTTTTAACTGGTCGTTACATAATCCAAAATCACAAAATACACTACGATCATCTACAGATACTGGTCTACACACAGTCTTGTTCAGTTCTGAGAATTTTTCGAAATCGCCAGTCTGTCGCATACCCCCTGGAAGGGAGAAATCGTGTGTGACAAATGGGTTGACATCATTGATCGCGTCTTCATCATTGAGCATATGTGAACTCATACTTGTTATTACTTCAGATTATATTTCTTGTCTCGCATCTTAGTTTTGTGTTCACACCACATCTGATCAAGATCTACGTTTAGCATATGCGCCAATTGAAAAAGGTAACTGAAAACATCACCCATTTCCATCATGATATCAGTCCCCCGATCCTTTTTGAGATTTGTCTTCTTGAACGTTTTTTTATGTTGACGAATCGCCGACGCCAATTCACCAAACTCCTCTGTTAGTAAAAGCCACACTGTATCAATGGGGGCACGATCCCACCCCTTTGATCGACAAACCTTTTCGGTTTCCGTTTTATAGTAATTGAGACTCATACTTAATATACCAACGATGTATAACTTTAAACTAGTTGATACCGATTTTCGTATTCTTGTCCAACTTATTTCCAGTGGTGCTGGTATTAACGGGACGATCTAATAGATTCCTAGTTGTGTCAATTTCCTTGCTGTATGCGATATACTGAGCTACACCTGTTTGAATCTGACCAATAGCTGTATCAATGACACGACCATTCATGTACTTGACCTGCTTCTTAACTTCTTTGTTGTGATCACCGGAGTTGTTGATGAATACCACACGCATGAGACTGTATAAATCATCAGGATTCTGATAATCTATAGAGATACCACTCTTATTTTTAAAGGCCTGACGAATCCCACGCTGAAGCAATTCGACATTGAACTCAGAAAAAAAGAGTGAGTTCAGTGGAGTCTCGGTTTGTTTGAGAGAATTGAGGTAACTCATTTAATATACTCGCCGAAAAAAATTATATGTAAATAGTAAATGCTGAACATGTCCGACTTCGACGAAGCGTATGCCCAACATCCAACATTAAAGAAGGAAGCTCAAATTAACTGCAAACCCCCAGCGTGCTTCGTGGGTTCATATGCCCCAGTCTCAAGGGCTGGTGAGGAGGGTAATTTTTTTGTAAATACGTATCTTCTTCAACCCAATCGCAAAATGGAAGTGGCGGGAACTGTTCCCGTCCGGAGTAAAGACTTAGAATGTAAGAAGTAAGTTAAAAATAAAAATTTAACAATAGGTATATGAGAGTTATTAAACGCTCAGGTCGTATTGAGGATATGAAATTTGATAATGTCACCAATAGGATCAAGAATTTAACGTATGATCTCTCAGAAAATTGCGATTCGTCCAAGGTTGCGCAACAGGTATTTTCTTCCATGTACGATAACATCACAGCCCAAGAAATTGATATACTTTCAGCTGAAATTTGTATCGGGATGATCACGTCTGATCCAGACTACGAGATTCTCGCGACCCGTATTATTGCGAGTAATATCCAAAAGGTCTGCCCAAACAACTTCCA